GATTCTCCACTATATGTTACAAGACTTTGGGTACAACCACTAACTAATATAAATGGCGAGCCAGATTATACTCCAGCTTTAGTAAATATAAAAGATCAATTTCAACCGGGTTCTACTACTTTAAAATATAAAAAAGTGTATATGGACACGTATGATCCCGGAATTTCAAATTATGAAGAATATGGGAATATATCAACAACAACCTTTTCATCAACTGGTAAAATAATTTCAGTTTCATATTGTAATTAATTTAAAATAATATATAATACATGATAATTAACCTAAAACAGGTACGAGTACTAGATACTGATAATATTAAACTTGACAAAATTAACTATAATTTTGATCAGTTAATTGCCAATAGTGGAGGTCCTAGGGGTTATACTGGAACTAATGGAAACACAGGATTTCAAGGATTTCGGGGTGCTCAAGGATTTCAGGGATTTCAAGGATACTTAGGCACACAAGGAATAGATGCTAATCCTATAGATTCATTTTGGAAGTCTACTCCTCAAAATTTTACAGCTTCAAACAATTTTATGTCGACCCTGTTTTCAAAGCACCCTATCGATAGCCTTGATGAAACCCAATTTGCTGCGGTTATTGCAGCTGGTTATAAAGGACCAGATATAAACGGACAAGGAGGAGACAGTAGATACAGTCAACAACAACTAGATGATAATTTACCAAGATATCAGTGGGTTGTTAACAGAAGAAGTGCTAAAGTTGCTTCAAATTTAAGATTTACAAGCGGTGGTGTTTCTAATAATTCGTTCGATATTACTATGGATAATTCTGGTGGATTATATAAATTATATTTAGGTTTCGTTGATAATATAAATTCTCAATTAAATTTAAAAGCAGAAGATCACGGTATTATATCCTCTACTAATGCGGCAGAGTTGTTTAAGATTTCCACCACTTCCGGAAATACATACAGCAATACATTTTTTGAAAAACCAGTTACATTTAATGCGCCATTAAGTATTAAAAACTCTAATCCTGCCGTATCTAATCCTGCCGTAAATAAAATATTAACCGCAATTAATACAGCCGGAGAAACAACATTTAAAACAACTGAGGAACTTGGAGGTAATGTTAAAGTAGGTACTATTATTTCTATATTACCTTCAATATTTAGCAGCTCATCTAATTTTATTAATTATCAATTCATAGATACAAATCTGGATCCAAATAACCCATTAAAAATAAGAATGGGAGCTGGAATCGGAGATTATGATGGTTGGTATGTTTGTAACGGAGAACAATGGACCGATGGAACTGTAGCAGGAACAACATTGGTTCCCGATCTTAGTTCATTTTCATATCAAATATTGGCTAACCCACTTACCGATAATCCTAATAGTCAAGGGTATGTCAGCGTAACTAATAATGAAGTTCAATTAATCGGAGGTGCAGCACATTTAGTTAACGCTAGTATACCTGGCACTGCTACTTCTGCTGATTACAATATTAATATAGTTAATCAGTCTGATGATCCGATAATAGTAATTAATCCAGCAGGTGGACAATTTAGAATTAAAAAGTTACCTCAAATTATTTATTTAAGCACTAGTAATTTATGGTGGTCACAACTAGGAACTGGTCAAACAGCATTAGGTGATTATTCTTCTGGAGATTATTTATCAACAGATTATAATACATTCTAATTAAAAATTCTAATTAAAAATAAAAATAAAAAGAAAAATGGTACAATTTAACGACATAGCAGCCCTAATCCTAAACCTATTACCAACCGGTCAGCAAATAACCGCAGCTAATCATAGAACGGTTGAAACTGCTATTTTAACTTTTGCAAAAGAGCAATGGTTACCCGGAGACATAAAAATGATTGATTGCACTAAGGTGTATATTGATGCTAATTTTGTAACTTCAGGTCCAACGCAAGGTCGCGGACTTCCGGGAGGTGAGAGAGCGGGCTGGGCAATTTGCAATGGATTAAATGATACAAAAAACAGGTGTGGTAGAGTTTCTGTGGGTTACGACTATAATCGAACACTATTTGATAGCGGTCTTCCAAATGGAATAGGTGAAACTGGAGGTGCAGAAAAGCATCCTTTATCAATTACTGAAATGCCATCACACAATCATACAAGAGCTAAAGGTAATGATAATAATTTAGGTGGTGGAGCAAATCAATTTGGTTGGCAAGCGATTGATGATTTATTTGGATCGTATGCGACAAGTAATACAGGTGGAGGTCAATCTCACAACAATATGCAACCATACATAGTTACCCTGTTTATTCAAAAACTATAATAGTATACTCTCTAAAAATTAGAATATATAATCTAAATATAGATAGGTATGCCAATTAGTCTTAAACATATAAATTACACCTTAGATTCTGACACTATTAAATTTGACAAAGTCAATTATAATTTTGATCAGTTAGTTGCTAACGGAGGAGGACCTAGAGGTCCTCAAGGCGCTGTTGGACAAACCGGAGTTCAAGGTAATACCGGGCAAAAAGGATTCCAAGGACCTATTGGAAATACTGGATCGCAAGGACCTGAAGGTCCTATTTCTATTAACTTTTGGGGAAGGATCCTCCCTGATATCATTGATGCAGACACTTTAATACCTATCGGTATACTTAGTCAGGCTGCAACTAATCAATTTGCTCCAGTTATAAATATCGGATATCTAGAACAAGATCCGGAATATGGAACAAAAGCTGCTTTAGTTGGAGGAAAAACCCCGTATCAATGGAATATCCATAGAAAACAATATTCTATTTCTAATTTAAGATTTTTAAACGGTGAAGATATTAATATCTCTGGAAAATCATATGATTTTAAATTAGAAAAATTGTCTGGAAAAGATCAGATGACAATGGGATTTTTTGATACTAGTCTTGAAAACTCTAGAAGTGCATATCAATCTGCAGGTACTAGTTTTCGTAGTTCTATTTCGTCATCAGATAGTTTATTAATTAACGATAGTGGAACATTCTTTAAAAAGAACACAGTATTTAATTCACCTGTTATTATTAAAAATGATTTGGTTATTGAAAACGCAGGTGCAGGTATCGATAAAATTGCTGTTTCAAGTAATGATAATGGTCTTGTTAAGTTTAAAGGTATACAAGAAATTGGAGGAACCGTTCCTACAGGTACAATTATTTCGACATTACCTTCTATGTTTGCGGATAACGATAATTTTATAAATAGTGAAACTATAACATCGTTAAGTGACACAAGTCCATTACTTATATCTGCCGGTAAAGGAGTAGGAATTTATGAAGGATGGTACCTTTGTAATGGAATGGATTGGACGGACGGGGTTGATGTATATACAGTTCCTATGTTAGGTAGGTTTAACTACAAGATATCTGATAATACGTTTTCAACCAGTCCACTAGGACAAGGTTCAATAGAAACAGGGAAACAAAGAGCGCATATTACCGGAGGTTCACGCGTGAACATGAATGCAACTCCAGTTGGAGCAACTACTTATAATGTTACATCTACAGTTGACAACTCCTTAACATTCGTAGGACCTGGAACTACAAATGGAACTTTTAGAATTAAACAATTGCCTCAAATTATTTATTTAGGCAGAAATGATTTATATTGGTTTGATAGAGGAGAAGGACAGTCTACTCCGGTTCCATTAACGATTTTATTAAATGACACAAAGGCTGATGCACCTAAATTAATACCAGACCCTTACCCTTTATTCAGCGTAACTAACAAAGGTGCAGGAGAATCTTATACATTTACGGCAACAGTTACTGCCCCTCTTGGATATTATTGGAAAACACCAATTCCAACAGCGGCTGATATTACTGGATTAATAAGTGGAATTCAAATTACAGGTATAACAGTAGCTTCAGGATTATATCCAACTACGATTACTATATCTTTTAATGTAACTTCGCATCCGGCTGTTGCAACACAACTAACTTTAAATATTGATACATTTAATTTTATACGTGAGGCTGCTGTGAATATAACACTTAATAGAACAAATAGTACCCATATAACTTGTGTTACTCCGGAATCAACGACTGTATCCTATAATTTCTATACGGGGGCTACATTTACATTAGTATATAAAACAACTCCATATTATTATATTCAAACAAATAATCCAATAGGTGGAATAATTCAACCACCTGTGGGAGGAGGAACTATAACTGTTTTAAATTCTGTTTTATCAAATCAAGGAATTACAGTAACCGAGTACGCTACGGCGATAACGATGACGGTTAAGTTATCCGGACTTCCATTGACTACTTCGGCGGGAACAATTGTTCCATATGCTATAAATGTTAATGAATATTCGTATAGTCCGCTTATTTCTTATGTTTCTGACGGATTAATTGAAATTAGTCCCACTGATGGTACTGGATTAGTATCTAAAACTGTGACAGTAGAAAATTGGACAGGATTTCCTATTGAAATATCGGTTTGGGCTCACCAGTCAACAAATTTTTGGAGTGGAATTCCAGCAGTAGTTACTGGACAATTTCAAAGTCTGCCCGGCAGCACGCCCTTTTTTAATTTAGCCGTTTCAACTCCCTCGAATACTAGTGGTGGTTATTATAGCGCTAGAATTCCATTAACGGATCGTGCTAGTGTTACCGGTACTTTTTCTAGACAACCAACAAATGATAGCGGACATTTCGTAAATTTATTCTGGACATCGCCAACTCCTTTGCCAGGAGGTAGCTCAGGCGGAGCAATGCCTTGGTCTGGCGATCCTGCTATAATCTGGAATCCATAATAAATACAATAACTAATATGATAGACTTTAAAAAATACATTCCGACAAATAAGAACACTATACAATTTATAGTCCTAATAGTTCTTGTTTTATTATTAACATATCAATGCGATCGAAATTCAACTCTTAAACAGGACGCTGAAAATGCACAAAAAGTTGCAACCCGAAATTATAATAATCTTAAAGCATCTCAAGATACTATTAAATTTGAAAGAAATAAGAATGGCGAACTAGTTGCAATCAAACTAGGCTATGAGTTTGATATTAACACTCTAACTGCCGAAAATAAAGAGGTTATTGGAAAGTATCAAAAATCTTTGGGTCTTAATAAAGACCTTAAAGGAGTTAATTCTCTACTAAGAGCTGAAATTAAAGTAAAAGATTCTATTATTAATGCCCAAAGTTCAGTTGTTCAAACAAGTGATTCAACTGCGACAGTATCGATTAGTAATGAAAAAAATTGGGATAAATATAATTGGAGTAAGTTTAATGGAACTGTTGACCTTTTAAGAAATAAAAAGACTAATAATATCTCAGTTCTTTCAAATAAATTTAACTTTGAGCAGGGAATTGAACTTAAGGCTGCAATTATAAACGAAGAAGGTGTTAACAAATTAAAAATCACATCACCGTCTCCTGGAGTATTATTTACTAATATTGAAAATATTAATTTAGTTAACGACAAATTAAACCAAAAACTTGAGAAAAAATCAGGTTGGTCTCTTGGAGTTGGCGTTGGTTATGGAATTAACCTAAACAATAATCAAATTATTAGCATCGGACCTTCATTAAATGTAGGACTTATATGGTCTCCAAAATGGCTTAGGTTTTAAAAAATTATAAAGTAATGGCAAAATCATCAAGATTCGTTAAATTAGACGACGACGTATTATTAGAATTCATGTATCATGACCAATCAAACCCTGATTTGGTCAAAATTGAGAACGATAATAATGGGAGTCAAATCAAGTATTTAGATACTATTGATGGAGATAATAGTGCCTCAAAATTTTTAATACATGAACTGGGTGCAGCAGTTGTAGAGTTTACAGTAACAACATCTAATAGTTTTGTAGTTATTAATAATTTTGCTTCCAGAATGTTGCTATTAAAAAATGGAAGCACTTACAAATTTGACTTAGATGATGTTAGTATTAATAATCTAGCAGGATTTAACATTCCAGGTGGAAATGGTTATTTAGATGGAACTACATATATTTATACACCGACAACTAATGGCAAATATGCATATGAATATACAAATCTAGGCGGTACTCAATTTACTGGAGGTGAAATTCAAGTATCGGATCGTGCAAGTTCCCTATTTTCAGTTCCATTGGCAGACACTGGAAATGATATTAGAACCGGAGCAGGACAGTCTGGAAGATACTACGCAGTTCCTACATCTGAAACAAGCACGTGGGCACTTCTTGAAAATAATTTAGCCTACTTAAATTCTGCTGAATGGCAAGGAACAAGTTCATCTGCTTTAACACCAGTTCTAACCAACGTTGTTCAGGCAGTTTGGTATGACACTATTAAATTGCACTTAAGAACAGGTTATTCTTTTAGTGGTAGAGGAAAGGATGGATTCTTATTCCAAACTAAAGTTAAAAGAAACTCTGGAGTTTATAATTATTTTAATTCAACTGTTTATTTAAACACTTCAAATTTTGAAATTCAAAACCCAAATCCATTTATATTAGGAGAGTCTTCATATTCTAAGTATATCGAAATTAAAGTTCCTTCATTAGTACAGATGTTTACACCTGCGACAAATGAAGATTTTAAAAATACTTTTTTCGGAGCATCTGGAACAAATTCTATTCCAACAACTGCAAACTACGAGTTTGATTTTAAATTAATCGATAGCAAAGTTAATCTTGGAGGTTATGATTATATTAATGTTGCTGAAGGAAAATCATTAACATTAGCGCAAGAAGATGAATATACAGATATTTCAATTAATGTTGAACATGCTACGGATGGAGATTATTTTAAAATCTATGGGACTTATAATGGGAATCAACCAGCATTTGAAAATTATATAACTGGAAGAATTGCAACTTCCGGAGATGACATTACCATATTTTACGAGGTTCAAGTCGCAGAACAATTAGGTCTTAATTATATTAATACGTTTAATAATACTTTTACACAGACTTCGAATTATGATGAAGCTATTGTATTCCGACCAGTTATTTTAAACTCTTCAGTGTCAAGTAACTTCTTATTATCGGTTAATATGAGAATTTATAATGAAACTGATAATACTCAAATTGTAAAGACGGCTTCTTTAATATATGCACAACCTAAGAAATATGGTAAGAAATTATTAAAATTGGCACTTAATTCTAATTTTGCTCCAAGTGTGGTCTATAATACATTACCAAACACAAGTGTTAATAGAGAACTTAATCAATTTGTAAATTCTATAAGACCTAGTGTTGGAGAAACTAAATACGTTCCTGTTGCCCTTGATACTTATAGAATTATGGGAGGAAGCACTTCAGTAACAGTAGATGGTGCTGCAGTAAATGATACAACATCAATGGATTATAAAAAAGAAGGAGATGGAATTATTAATCTTTCAAAGGTTTCTGATAATTATATTAAATTTAAAGTTGCTCAACCCGACGGAGACTCTATGAAAAGTGTAAGTCTAGTTAATGCTGAGGATTTGATACTTATTATTAAGAGTGGAACTATTGAACAGCAAATATCTCACGATCCTAGTTTTCCAGGAGTAGACTTAGGAGTTGGAGAAGTTTTCTTTAAAGTTCCAAAAAGTGTAGCAGTACGATTTGACCAAAGCGATACAAATCAATTTGCAGATAGATTTTATATTAATATTAAAAACGGAAGTACTGAGTCGCTGCTTTACTACGGAAATGTAAACATCATATAATGATATTAAATAGTAGAAATAATTTATTCAATTTTAAGTTTCCTAGGACTTTTATTCCTAAAGAGGTTGCTGACAAATATAAGAAGTATTTGAATAGACTTCCAGGTAATTTAATTACAGAACCTATCGATTTTATAAACTATTCAATACAAGGTGTTGGTCTTCCAGGAATTAGTTTTGACCCGATTGAAGTTTCACCGAATGACGGTACAATAACGTATCACAGAGGTTCCATTCCAATACAAAATACGATTGATAGGCAGTTTAAAGTAACGATGCAACTCTTAGACGGTTATATAAATTATTGGATTATGCAAGATACTTTATTGTATTATTATTCAAAGACGGTTAAAGAACCTTTTATCAATGATATCAAGCTTCAAATAATGGATGCAGAGGGGATTCACTTAATGAGTGCTGTTTTTGAAAAACCAATACTTAATTCAATTTCAGATTTGGAACTTAATATGAGTTCAAATATTGCAGAATTTACAACCTTTGACCTGAATTTTTACTATAACAAATTTAATATAATATTAGAAATAGATTAAACATGAAAACATTTTTAGATTACATAGCAGAACAAGACATAACGGAGACAGAACTACAGGTCTTAAACGAATCCCTTCAAACCGAATGGACCGAAGAACTTGAAGCTAAAGTTGACTCAGCCCTAGAGCAATTTTCAAAGACGTATAAAAACGCAGATGGAACTTATAATATCCAAGCATTCAATGAAGAGATTACTAATGAAGGTATTTTAGGTAGTATCTTTGGTGGACTTGCAGGTTTTGCTCTTGGTAAAACTGTTGGGAAAACTATTGCCAATATCCTAGGAATCCAAAGTGGTATAATGTATGATATGTTAACCTCAAGACTAGTAGGAGCCGCTCTTGGTTCTTCTCTTGGCAGTAGAATCTAAATGAATTTTGTAACAATTGACTTTTCCTTAAATTCCCCAGGCATTTGCATCTTCTCAGGAGGCAAGTACTATTTTATTGGGTATTTAAAACCAAACACAGGTACCAAAGCAGAGCAAAAACTCCAAGAGGAATTGCATCTACTCGAAGATACCCAGATCTCCCATCAGCCGGATTGGACGAATAACGAGGCCTATTCTAAAAGCGAGATGATTAAAATCCAGCGACACACCCAGACTGCAAGTGACATTATTAATATGATTATTGAAATTGCAGGCGATGATTCACCTTTTGTGATTGCCTTTGAAGGTTCCTCTTATGGTTCTTCAGGTGGAACTAATAATATTATTGATATGGCGGCTGGAGCTGCAATCCTAAAGATGGAGTTAATGTCGAGGCTTAAAGTCCAAGATATGATGACCATCGCGCCTTCGACGATTAAGAAACATGCAGGTAAAGGTAACATGAAGAAGGATGAACTTTGGGTTAAATTCCTGGATAACGTTTTAAACGATTCAGTGCTTGAAACCTCGTCACTGCTTGGATTCTGTAAGGCCAACATCGGAGAGACTAAAAAAGTCCCAAAACCTTTAGATGATTTGGTGGATGCCTATTTTCTGAACCACTTAGCCCGGACTCTATTTTACCCGGAGGCTTAAAGACTTTAGTTATATTCAACGTATGAGTTTTTGTTTCAAGAATCTTAAAAAATATTTTAAGAAGGTAACTTTATGTCTTCAGAGACAGGTTTCCCTAATAAAAAAGATATATAATTCATATAGATTCTTGAAACAAAAAAGATAGTTTCTATATAACTATCATAAGTAATTAAAGGGCCCTTAAGACTTATTAAATTAAAGTTTAACTAAATTAAAGCAATTAAAGACATGGCAGATTTTGACATTTTTAATCTTGGCGTAAATGACGTCGACACACACGAAACACAAGCTTCATCTGGAAGCGATCTTTACAAACCTACCGCAGATGACGGTAAGGATGGAACTTATAAAGCAATGATTCGCTTTGTTCCAAACCCAACAAACCCACGAAACTCTTTAGTGAAAAAATACGTACATTGGCTAACAAATGCTAATGGTGACGGTAAAATGGTAGATTCTCCATCGACAGTTGGAGCTCCATGTCCTATCGCAGACGTATTCTTTAAGTTACGTAAAAGTGACTCAGCAGTTGACCGTAAAATGAGTGATAAACTTAAAAGACGTGAGCAATACTTTGCACTTATTAAAATTATCAAAGACCCACAAAATCCTGAACTAGAAGGACAATACAAAGTCTTCAAATTTGGTTACAAAATCAAAGAGAAGGTTGATGAGGAATTAAAACCAGCATTTGGTGAACCAACTCAAGTATTTGACCTATTTGCAGGTAAAAATTTCGAATTGATTATCACAAGACAAGGAGAATTTAACAACTACGATAAATCAAAATTCTCTTCAAAAACTTCACCAGTTGAAATTGATGGTAAAGGTGCAACACGTACTCCTGAATCAATGGGTGCTATTAAAGCAGAATTGGAATCAGCTCCAAGCTTAGAGCCATACGAATACAAAGCATGGGACGGAGAAACTCTTGATTTTGTTAATTCTATTCTTAGAAATTACTTAAATCCAGGAAGTTCAATAGATTCAGTTATTTCAAAACCTGCAGCTAAAAAAGCTCCAGCAAAATCTGAACCAACTTCAGAATCTAGCGACTTTGAATTTCCATCTGAGATGGTAGGAACTCCAGGAGGTTCTACGAATGTAGATTCATCTGATGACTTAGATTCATTCTTGAACGACTTAGATATTTAATTTAAAGTTATTTTATAAACTAAAGGGCTAATTAAACTTAGCCCTTTTTTTCTATATAATAGTATGCAGAGTCAAAAAATCACAGAAGATTTAAAGATAAAAATCAGAAGTCTGGTAAAACAGGCAATTGTAAAAGCTCACAATGAGCCTAGCAAGCATATGATTAAAGAGATGCCAGGTAGAATAACAATGGCATGTCCTTATTGTGGTGACTCGACTACCGACCATAAAAAGAAGCGTGGAAATCTCTACTGGGACACCTTACAATTCCATTGTTTTAACTGCGGCGTTCATTCAAATGCATACCAATTATTAAAAGACCATCATATAAAATTTCAAAGTACTGATGATTCTATCCAAGTTATTGACTACATTCAAGAACACAAGATGGAAACAAATGAAATTGAAGTGCTTGAACATGATGTGTTTAAATTAACGTATGACATGGCTCCTACCCGAGTAGAACTTATGGAATGGTTTAAATTTAAAGAAGTCGAACCAGGAGACCCTGCATTTTTTTATCTTAAGAATAGATTATTGGCCAGTCAAATGAATCGTTTTATGTACTCTCCCAAAGATAAAAGAATTGTGGTACTCAATGTAGCACCAAATAATAAAGTTATCGGCTTTCAAACTCGTTCAATCGACAAGCGTTCTAATTCTCGTTATTTAACTTATGACATTGAGAAGATGTATCAAGAGATTCAACGGGAGATTGTGCTGACTGATGAAGAGTTGATTGGCGTTAAAAAACTTTCAACCCTTTTTGGAGTAATGACAGTTGACTTTGAACGTGAAGTTACAATGTTTGAAGGACCTATTGATGCAATGTTTATGCAAAATTCGATTGGATTAGCAACTGCAGGTCGTTCAACCTTAGAATTTGATGAGATACCTACAATACGATATATGTTTGATAACGATACTACCGGTAAAAAGAAGATGATGGAAAAGATTCGAAGAGGCAAACAAATATTTACATGGGAGAAGTTCTTTAAAGATACAAAAATTGACCAGGACTGGGAAGACTTTTTGCAAAAATTGAACAAAGATGAAAGAGATAAATATCCTAAACAAATAGGTGATTTAAACGATTTGGTTATTGCGTCTTGGCTAACAAAAAATAAATGCTTAGCACAGATTCAAAAGTATTTTACTAACTCTCGACTAGATGCATATTACCTATGATAAAAATAGATTTTTTAGAAATGGTTGCCCAAGAATTCGAAGATTTTGAAAACGAAAAAAACAAAAGAAAGAATATTAAGATGATGCTAGATTTTAGTACATCAAAATATTCACACACTGAAAAAGAATTTAAAATGACTAAGCCACGATTAAAGGCCAGGTTAAAAAGTTCAGTATTTATTAAAGACAACAACAAAGGAAATTCACTTTTTTAAAAGCATCATATATGATAGATGTCAAAGACAAGATAACACAGCTTGACGAATACTTAATTAAACAGCGAGAAGATTGGACCCAGAAAATAAAAGGTCTAACTGAGGAACTTAAATTAGGTAACAATTTAGAGAGCGTAAGTGCATTCACGCTTAGTTATCGACAAATATTGGTTGAACACCTCGCAACCATGGGTAATCGAATCAAAACCCAAAAATCAGTAGTAGACCGAAAGTATAAAGATAAATGGATTGAGTATTATAGTTATGACTATAAGCTCACCGATAAAATGCGCGAAAAATTCGTCGACGCAGACATTGCAGACGATACAAATATCCTTGAGTTATTAGTGACTCAAAAAAGTTTTTTTGAGGGATCAATTAAAACACTCGACAACATGGGCTTTGCAATCAAAAACAGGTTGGACATTAGTCGTTTATAAAAATATCAAATGAGATTTGATTTTAACATTAACGGATGACAATCAATTTTTAAGAATTGATGAAGCAACCGAAATTGAGTTAGAGCAGATTAGAATCTCTCTGACCAAAAGAATAGAAAGTTGGAGGTTTCACCCTCTAGTAAAACGCGGAGTTTGGGATGGATATGTATCATATATTAAAGATGATAAATGGATTCCAGCCGGACTTTGGCGTCATGTTATGACAATATGCAAAGAATACCGATACGAACTTAAAATCGAGGGTATTAAGCGTCTTATTGACTCCAATATTAATGCAGAACATTTTGAGGAATGGGCTCTAGAATTCTTTAAAGGTTCACAGTTTACACCTCGTGATTATCAAATAGAAACTGCATATAACATACTAAAATTTAGAAAGTGTCTAGCAGAACTTGCAACTTCAGCAGGTAAGACACTTATTAGCTTCATGACCGTTGCATACATGCTTGAAAAGAGACATGCCCAACGGATTCTTTTTATTGTACCGAATGTTTCATTGGTTGTACAAGCCCATGAAGATTTCCATGAATATAATTGTAAAAATAGAATTGACCTAAGAATTCAACAAATATTTGCAGGACAAGAGGTTAAAAAGAACAAAAATATAATTATTGGAACCTATCAATCATTGATTAAAAAAGACGCTGCCTATTTTGCAGAGTTCGACGCAGTTATTGTTGATGAAACTCACAAGGCAAAAGGAGCTAGTATTAAAGAAATCCTGAGCAAGTGCGTTAATGCCAAATATAGGTTTGGACTTTCAGGTACAATTCCAAAAGATGGAACACTTGACAAATTAACCCTAATGAGCCAAACCGGACCTGTTATTAGTGAGGTTAAGGCAAGTTTTCTACAAGAGCAAGGACATATTGCACAATGTGTAGTTAAGGTTATTGAAATGAACTATGCAACTCCAAAGCAGCGAACAGCCTTTATGGAATTAGCCCAAAACCGATATGAAAATAAAGATGTGTTCTCATTGGAACAAAACTTTGTAATCACTAGTGAGGCAAGACTTAATTTTATTTCAAACGTAATTGCAAGAGTTCCTAGGAACTCATTAGTACTTTTTCATCGAATCGAACATGGCCAGAGACTATATGAAAAGTTAAGGCAAGAGAGCAACAAACGAGTATTTTATGTTGATGGTGGTACGGCCTCAGAAATCCGAGAGGAATACAAAAAGAAGATGGAGGCTGGAGAGGAAATTGTAATTGTTGCAAGTTTTGGAACATTCTCTACAGGTATTTCAATCAAGAAAATCCACAACATATTTTTCACTGAATCATTCAAATCAGAGGTGATTATTAGACAATCAATTGGACGTGGGTTGAGACAACATCACTCAAAAGACAAGGTGTTAATTGTTGATTTTGTTGATGATATTAGAACAGTTGAATGGGATAATTATTTATACAAGCACGGAAAGGTGCGACAATCAATATACAAACAAGAGAAATTTGAATACACTGTAAAGAAAGTGGATTTTGATGGGGATATATAAACATAATAACGTAATAAAAAAACATATTAAAAATGGCACAAGTTAACAAAATCTCTACATTTAAGAGTTTTACTGAAGTTAAGAATCAGGAAGCTACGATGAAACTAAGAGAAACAAACAATGCAAAAAGACAGGAAACTGTTGGTAAAATTGGAGCAATCCTTGATGAAATGGGTTTAACATCTCTATCTGAATTAGATGAAGAGAAAAAACAAGCCTTAATTAATAAAATGTTTGGAAACGTTTCAGAAGATGAAGCAGAAGATATTGAAGACGAACTTAATAAATTAGGAGAACCTAAAAAACTAGAAGAGGGAAATGCATTTATATTTGCAGCCGGTAAAGCTAAACAAGATGGAAAATCTGAGTTTGAATTTAATGGTAAAAAATATAAAGTAACCATTAAAAAAGACACAGGTCTTAAAGAAGGTAATGCGTTTGGAGCTGCTGTTAAAAAAGCAAAAGAAGATGACGAAGAAGAATTTAAAGTTAATGGTGAAACTTACAAAGTAGAAGAGGTTAAAAGAACTAAATTTACTGGTAAAACAGCAAATGACCTATATACCCAAACTGGTGGAAAATCTGTAGAGGTTTTTGTTAAGAATGACTGGTACTCAGTTAACCCAGAAGAATTAAAAGATGACAAAGGAGATTCTTTTATAGGATATACTCGGGATGGTTCGGACTATGAGTTCTATCTTAAAGATATTAGTTTCATACAAGAATCTTTAAATGAAGGTTCGCATGGAATGGCTAAAAAAATACTTCAATCTATTGTTGATGGAGATTCTTCAAGAGCAGAAGGTATTAAATTATCAAAAGATTTAGCTGACCATTTTTTAAACTGGATTAACACATCTGCATTCGGTAAGAAAAATGAAAACTTACCATTGAACATGTTAATAAATGCAAGTTTTAACTGGGGAATTGAAAGACAATTAGACCCTAAATTAAAAGGAGAACTTGCAGATTTAAAAGCAAGCCAAAAGAAAAATGAAAGTGTAGAGTTTATTAGTGAAGCTGCTACAGACTTAGTAAAATATGTTAATGACGCCGCTCAAAAAACATTTAAAGCAGGTGGAAATGGACAAAACTTAATAGATAATGCAACTGAACTTGCATCTCATATCGAAAATTACACATTAGGTAGAGATACTAGAGGATATGAAGAAGATGGTTTTTATGGTCCAGCTACAATAACTTTATTTAAAAGATTAGTTGACCAAATGTCTTCAGACGATGCAAAAAACAATAATAATTCTAAATACGAATCAGTATCATCTATTGATGAAGGTCGTACAATTGCTAAAATTCAATATGACTGGTCTAAACTGACAACTACAATGCAGGCTACCGCACAAAATTGGAAAGCCGCTGAAGGTCCTGCTAAAGAAATGTTACTTGGGAAATTAAAAGAAATGACTGCTCAAAAGAAAGCCCTAGAAGCTGAATTGGATGTGACAATTGCCGATAAAGACAAAGACCTAGAATTAGTAGTTTCTGAAGCATTCTATAGATTACCAAAAGACGTTATTGGAACTGAGTTATATGCAGCAAACCAAAATCTACAATCTCTTTACAACAATACTTCTGCCGGAAGTGATGTTGACCCAAAGGCTTTAGATTCTATTATTAAAAATTTACAACAAGTAAAATCTCTTACTAAGAAATTTAACAAACCTGAAGAGGTTCATGGAACTGTTTACGAAGCAGTCTCAAACCCAAGTGAATTAACTAGCTTTATTAATAAGAATGAAAGTCATTTTGCAGCATTCTTAAAACCTAAAAAAATAAACACTTCAGTTGAAGGTAATAAAGCAATTATTAAACCTGCATCTGGTAGTTTTACTATAACTGTTGATTTTGACAAATCAACTATAGATAGCACAGGAAAACCAAAACACCCAGAATCAACGTCATACGTTGAAATAATGGAGTACATCAAAGGAAACACTAAATTTAAAGTTCTTAATGAATCTGTAGTTAATGAAGCTGACACTGTAAAATCAGAAGCAATATCTAGACTTGCAGATTTTTTCCGTATAAGTCCTTACGCTCTTTCAAAATTTAATTTTGATGGAAACGATAATATTAAAGAACTTACTAAAGTTTTAAACTCTACGTCAGATGCAGGTACTAAACTTTATTACGACACATGCATTAAATTAGCCAAAAAAGATTTAGGAATTGATGAATCTACAGTTAATGAGGCTGAAAAATTCAAATCAACTGAAGACTTTGAAGAGTTCTTAGAGGAAATCGATGGTATGCCAGAGGTTAGAATCAAAAGAATCATGGGTAAAGATTACATCGATACTCCAGGAGGTTTTAGAGACGAGGCAGATGATTACGATAATGACATAGTAGAGTATACTCTTTCTAACATGGGTCGTAAAGATTTTGAAGAACTTAAAGCATGGTGGGAAAACAATGTTCAAGAATCTGTTAATGAAGGTGCTGCTAAACAATTTGATGTTGACTTCACAGCGATGGTTAAAAATATTAAATCAGGATATGGTTGGATCGATCCAGAATATGTAGCAGATACTTGGGAAAATTCAAGTACCTCTATCGATTTTGAATTAGTTAAAGGAGAAATCTATAAAAGATTAATTGCATCCGGTTTATTAGCCTACGCTGATGATGAGGACGAAGAAGTAGCAGGAAAATATGTTAAATCACTAAAAGAACTTGGAATTAAAGAATCTACAGTAGTTGAAAGTGGTTTCCGTCATTCTGCTCCGAGTGCTGAAGCAACTCGTAAAGCTGAGCAATTGAAAAAATTAAAGAAATTAAGAGACCATAACGAAGAAACGGACAGAATCAAAAAGGCCCAATTAAAAAGAGCTAAAGCCGCTGGATCTGCTAAAGAATCTGTAGTTGCTGAAGGTAAAGATGATTATATGGCAAGATCTGGAAATGCAGACATTAACATTAAAAAAGGCTATAAGCATTTAGTTGAATAT